GGATATCGAAGAATTCCGCCGTCAGTGTTGTCAGCGAGCCAATTCTGGCCATCTTCAATGGCCTCCCAGTCGCTGTCATGGCTGGCCTTGCGGAAATCGTTCACCGCGACGATTTCCTGCGTCTTGCTCTGCGTGGGTCGCCTATCGGGCAGCGATGCACCGGGGCCGCGCACCCGCCCTCCACGATCGAGCTCGGTCTGCAGATCGTCGCCGGTCGCCGTGCCGATCTTCTCCGCGCCGGTATCCGCCGCCGCAGCCGCCGTCGTCAGCAGGCTGCGCTGGAGCACCGCGACGCCGGACACCTCGCGATAGATCGAGACGGTACCATCGCCGTTATCGACCGCGAACGACCCGCCCTCGGCCGTTGCGGCCAGGCCGGCGCTTGTGCTGGCATAGGTCGGCCCAACAACGCTTTCGGCAGCGGCCTCGGAGATTGCAGCTGCGGCGGCAGCGTCAGCGGCTTGCAGAGCTTTTGCCCGCGCCTCGCGCGTATCGGCGCTGTAGAACTGCGCTTCGACAGGCCGGTTGTCGATGACGACATTGACGGTGGTCATGCTTGCGTGCTCCCGGGGATGACGATAAATGGCCCGGCAAACAGCGTGCGGGTGCGCCCGCCGCTGGTGCGGGTCAAATCCCAGTAAAAGGTGGCCTGCTGGCCAATTTCCGGGGCGGCGGGCAGGTCGAGCGTGCCTCCGACCAGGTCGAGCGACAGGGTCAGGCTGGTGTCGCCCAGAGCAAAGGTCGGGCCGGTCAGGGTAAAATCGGCAAGCGGCGCGCCGCCGCTATCGGGCAGATGACGGATCTGAGCTGCGAATGTATCGCCACTGAAATCCTCCTCCTTGAACACGATCTCCTGATCGAAATCCTCGTTTCGAAACACGCGCAGCGGAAGATACGCCGCGCCGCGCGCTGCGACCTCGCGCTTGAAATCGTTGCTGATCATTGATGTTTCCGATCGTTCGAAATCAGGGAATCGGTCCGCCGCCAGGGGGCGCGCCGCCATCGCCGTCCACCGGTCCGCCACCGACGGTCGGAGTGGTCACTGCGCCGACATAGTGCCGGTCAGGATTGGTGCTGCTGACGCGTGCCGCTTCCAGATCGGTCGTCACGCCAAAGGTGACTGCACCGCCTGCGCGATCGGCATCGTCGTAATAGATCAGGATCAGCGTGCCATAGGCGAGGCCGGTGAGGGCGCCGCCGGTCACGGTGACTGTCCTGTCGGGATAGACCCGCGAATGATCCGGCACGGTAATGGTGCAGTCGCTGCCCGCATCCACGGCTGTGATCGGATCCTCGGCAAAGCCCACGGGGTAGCTCGAGGCGATCAGCGCCGAGCTGTATCCCAGCGGGTTCTGGTTGTTGCCCGCTGCCTCGTCGCGTTCCTGCGCGCTCACCGTCGGCGATGGCGGCGGCGCAGTTCCGGTCTGGCCCAGCGCCCACGCATCCACGCCAGGCTCGCGCGTCATGAACGCCATCGTCACCTCGCCGGTATCGGGCGCGACCGATCGGCTCGTGACAATGACCGGCAGCATCTCCATTCCGGCTTCCGGAATGTCGATCGTCAGGCCGTCGCCGGGATCATAGGTCATGAACTCGGGCTTCAGCACCAGCGTGATGGTGCCTGCACCGCGCTCCTCGGCAATCTGGTACGCGCCGAGCTGCGCGGCCTGGTCCTTGTCCTGGACCAGGCGATATTGCTGCTCGAAAGCCTTCTCCTCGCCATCCTCCTCGACCCATTCGGCCTTGGTGACGGGATCGGTCTGGACGTAATCCCATTTGTTCGCCGACGATCGCCACAGCGGGATAATGGTGTTACGCCGCTGCTTCCACGTATGGTTGCTCGGCACCTCCATGTCGGGCCGCGCGAGGTCGTCGCCGGTGATCGTGCGCAGCGAGACGTGCGGCTTCTGCCAGCGCCATTTGAGCAAGCCGCCGGCCAGGACCGGCTCGCCGCCCCCCGCCTGGCAGATTTCCTTCAGGTTCGCCCATTTGTCGCCGGGCTCGTAGATTGTGCCGTCGACCGTCCAGCCATTGGCATCGCAAAGATTGGCCCAGGCAATGGTACCGGCAAGATCGATCGCCGCGTCGCCCAGGTCGACGCCGAACACCTTTATGCCGTTCTGGTACCGGCCATAGCCATAGGTCGCCGCATGGCAGGCAGGATTGCGGTTCCAGCCCCAGGTCGTTTCGTCGTCGATGCGCTGCGCGCCGCTCCCGCCAGGGCGCGTGCTGTCGAGCCGCGGATCGTAGCAGAGCACCCCGCGCCAGACCGTGCCGAGCTGCGGCTGACCGGAAGCGAAGCGCTCGCCTTCCTTGTCGAACAGCATCGAAAAGCCGATGGCGCCATGGCCGCTCAGCTTGTAATCGGCGCCCCAGTTCGGGCAGCCTGCCCATTGAGGTGCCAGTGCATTGCTCTCGGGCGTCGCGCCGAGCTGCGTATCGGCATAAAGAAAGCCGCTGTAAAAGCCGGTCGCCGCATTGCCGGAAAAGCTGATCTGCTCGAAATCCGCATAGATGCCGAGCAGCGCCGCCAGCGGTCCGCAGAACGAATAGGTGACCGCCCGGAAGTAATACGGGTTCTTCACCTTCTTCAGCGTCGCGCCATATCCGGCCTCGTGCACCATCGCGCCGCCCGAATAGGTTTCCCCGATCAGGTAAGGCATGGGCTGGTTCGCCCCGATCGTCGTTTCGTTCACCGTCCCGCGCGCCGGCGGTGGCTTGGCGGTCATTCGCGCCGCTACGCCTGCCGCTGCCGAAATGACCGAAGCGATCGCACCGATTCCTGCCGCAGATCCCAGCGCACCCGCCGTCCCCGCCAGGGCTGGTGCAAACACGCCGAGCGCTGCGCCTGCGCTGGCCACGACAGCGACCACGCCGGCGACGACGCCGACGATCTTGAACACCTTGCTCATGATGGTTCGCTCAGAGCCTCCAGGCCGCGATCAGGTCGCCCTGCATGTGCTTGATCCACACGAGCGTTTCCGGATGCGCCTCGTGCCAGCCCGCGACCGAAAGATGGCCGTCGAAGATCACCAGCGCTTTCAGCCTCTTGTCCTCGCCCGGCAGCATCGCGATGTCGCCGACCAGCATCTTCGCCGGTGCGATCCGCTCGAACAGGCTATCCATCAGCCCTTCCAGCGTGCGGTGTCCCGTCTTCACCAGCCCGCGCAGCGCGCCCTGGCGGCTGCGGAACATGGGTAGAGGCGGCGGCTGATGGCCCATGTTGACCGCATGCGTATGCGCCAGATGGATGCAGCTCGCACCGTTCCAGTCGAAAGGCCGCTGGAATGCTGCCACCGTGCGGTTGGTGGCATCCGCGCGCATCGCCAGCATCGCCGTCATTGCTCGCGCACCGTCGGGCTGCCGAAGTTGAAGGATCCGCCACCCACACCACCGCCACCGCCACCGCCGCTGGTCAGGCCGCGCGGGCTGCCCACGCCCCAGGGGATGGTCAGCTTGGCACCGACATTGTCCAGGCCCTTTTCGCCTGGCCAGATCGACTTGTGAAAGCGCGGGTTCAGGCTGTTGCCCTCCTGGCGCAGGAACAGCTTTTCGGGCCTGCCGATGAACGACATCTCGAGTTCGCGGCCCGACTGGCGCAGCCGCAGCACGGTGTAATCGACCAGCGCGTCCATCAGCTGCTCGACCGTGGTCACCGTCTTGCCGTCGGGCCCGATGGTGCCCATCCAGAACCGCGCGCGGCTATTCTGGAAGCTACTGCTGTTGATGTCGGCCGCGGCCGTCGTCGCCGGCGGGGCGAATACCAGCTTGGCGTCCTCCGCCGCATCGCCCAGCGAGGCCTCTAACTCGTCGATCCCCGCGATCGAGCCGAACAGGCTGTCCTCGGAATCGTATTTCTCGCCGCCGAAATAGCAAAAGCCGCCGTCACAGATCCGCAGCGTGCGCGTCGGCAGCTCTATCTTGCAGAATCCGATCAGATGGATGTTGTCGCCGGCAAACGACATCACCGGCTCTCCACGATCGTAAAGCCGATATTGGTCAGCCGGTTCTGGCCGACGCTCCACTGGAAGCCGTTGCCTTCGAGCAGCCCCTCGATGATCGGCTGACCGATTACCAGCACATCGCCGTCCTGCGGTTCCATCCGCAACGGAGGAACGATCGCCAACACCGCATCGCCAAGGCTATTGGCATTTGTCGGCGCGACCACCTGATGCAGGTAATGGCGCCCGTCATGGACGACGTTGAAGAACTGGCCCAGCTTGAATGGGTAATTCGGGTTGCACCCGCGAACCGCCAACAAGCTGCCCGCCTGGCCATTGCCATCGACAACGACGTTACCAGGCGATCCAGGATACAGTTCGACCTGGGGAAACCGCCAGCGGACGCCCTGCTGCACGCCCAGATTGAGCGCGGAAAGCCACCCGCGCGCGTCCAGCGCAATCATCGGAGGCAGCGTCACGGAGATAGCGAACCGGTTTCCGTTGCGATTGATGCGCTGCGTCGGGCCGCCCAGGCCAGGCGTCAGCGTACCGCCATAATCGATCATGCGTATCCCGAGCTCCATCGACGATGGAGTTTTGGGCAGGTCGACGATCATGCGAGGCCACGATCCCTGGCGCGCGCAAATCTCTGCATGGCAGCCTGCGAGCCCATCTGAGCGCCCTGCACGGCAGCGCGGTTGCCGATTGCATTCATCTGATCGAGCAGATCTTGCGTCAGGACAGCACCGCGCAGGTCGAAATAAGGGGCACCGCCGCCCCCGCCCCCGCCGAGCTGATTATTGGGCACGATCTTCCCCGCGCGATCGGCGGTAAACAGTTCGGGCCCGCGCTCACCTACCAGATAGGTTTTCGCGCGGCTGACTGGCCCGCCTAATGCCCTCGCACCGCCGAAATCGGGGATCGACGGCGTTGTGCCGGGTCCTTTTGTGCCAAATCCGGTCTTGAAACCGGCTATGGCGCTGGTGATGCTGCCGATGATGTCCGCAATACCGCCGATAATTCCAGCAATATCGCCCCTCTTGATGCTGTCGACGAAGCCGCGGATCGAACCTTCGACATCATCGATGCTGTCCGCGATGCCGCGGGCCATTTGCTCAAAGACGCTGATCATCGGTCGCGTGACGCCGCGCTCGACTTCGCCTGGAAGCTTCATGGTTTCATCAAAGGCCCGCGGAATATCTTCGACGGCAACCGGCAGCACTTCAATCGTGTTCGGGTCGTTGCGTTCGATCTGCTGCATCGTTGAGGCGTGCTCGCGGCGCAAGCGAGCCATCGCCTCGGCAAACTGGTCGGCGGTCAGCTGGCCTCGCTTGAACGCTTCCTCCAGCGCTGACACGTCGGCCTTGAACTCCAGCTGCGCGCGGCTAGCAGGGAACAGACGGTCCAGAATGCCGCGCACCCGGTCGGCCATCGTCTCGAAGGCCTGGGCGGATCGTTCGGTGGCGCTGGCTGCCGGCTTGACCATGACGCCTTCAAGCCGGGCCATTTGGTCGGCAATGCCATCGACCATGTCAGGCACATAGCTATGGCCGACAACCGCGTCGTACAGGTCGTAGAAATAGCCTTTGACCGCCTCGATGCGCTTTTTGACTCCGTCCCAGATCGCGTTGAGCTTGTCGACGACCCAGTTCTTGACCGCATTGTAGAGGTTGCGAAGGATCGGCTCGATCTTGTCCCAGTTCTTCCATGCCAGATAGAGCAGCCCGATCGCGGTGATCGCCAGCCCGACTGGCCCAAGCATGAAGCGGAAAGCCACACCTACAGCGCTCAGCAGAGGCGGCACGATCTTGAGCACCACGCCCATCTTGCCGAACAGTGGCAGCATCGCGCCGACACCACTCATCAACGTGCCAATTCCGAACGCAACCGGGCCGATCGCTGCCGCCACAGCGGCAAAACCCACGACGGCGGTCTGCATTTCCGGCGAAAGGCTGAGGAACGCCTTCAGGATCTTGTCGACCACCGGCAGCAAGCGTTCGCCCATAACCAGCACAAGCTCGCCAATCCGCTCCTGGACTTCGCGCCATTTGTCGATCTGGTCACTGCCCGGTGCAGCATCCCGCGCCGCCTTGGCCGCACCGCCATATTGCTTTTCCAGTTCGTCGAGGATCAGCGACTGCGCGCCAGCGGTATTTCCCGCCTCCACCATCGCGGCGATCATCGCCTTCTGGTCGGCCGTGAACGACACGCCGACACGCGAGAGCGCGGTCACACCCTTGATTGGATCATTCAGGGCCTTGCCCAGCTGGATCGCGCTGGATTGCAGGTCCTGGCCGAGCCGCGCCGATAGATTGACCGCCGCAAGCTGGGCCCGGTCGAATGCGTCGCCGGACACATTGCCGAACGTAAGCAGGTTGGCCGTGACCGACTTCAGGATATCGTCATCGTCGAACGTCGAAAGCTTCTGCAGCGCTGCCGCCTGCTCCTGCAATTGCGGCAGCGTGCGTCCGGCGGCATCGCCCATCGATGCCAGCGCCGACTCAACCTGCGCCATTGCCTCGCGGCTCTCGATGGCCGCCTGAGCCGATGTAGCACCGAGGGCGACCAACGGCGCAGTGACCGCCAGAGACATGCTCTGGCCGAAGTTCTGCAGACCCTCGCCAGCCTTTTGCATCTGCTTGCCAACGCTGCTGAGCTTGCGCTGCGCGAGATCGAGCCCTTTTTCAAAGGCTGCGCTGTTAAGCCCAAGGTCGACGCGCAGGGCGCCAATTCTAGCTGCGCCCATTGCGACCTCCGAACATGGATTTCAGCCTGCGGACATTTGCCAGCAGCTCTTCGGGTGATTGAGGCTTTGGCACCTGGCTCTTGCCGAGCATCTTCTTCAGCTCGGGCAGTCTCTTGGCGCGCTGCAGTGCGGCGGTTAGCCAGGCCTGGGTCGCGGCAAGATCGTGCGCCTGCTGGATGCGCCTGTTGCACGCGTCCAGAATAGCCATTGTGGTGCGAGGCGTCTGATTCCAGAAGGCGTCAGCAGGTTGCCCTGCGGCGCACCAGGCGGCTAGGATTTCTTCCCAGTCCCAGCCGCCTTCTTGGGAGGGTTGCCGCTCGGCTTTTCGCCACCCTCCGCCTTCGGCATGGCTGCAGTGACTGCACGGGTCATCGCAT